GTAACATTTGGAAGTAATTTGGCCACTCGGCTCGCTCTATTTTGGGGCGAATCGGGTGGCCATTTTTTTATGGATTTTTTCCGGTGTCCAAAAGTGATTTGAAAAAAATACTATTTTTTTAAGAATACCTATTACCGACTAAAGAAGGCGACCACCAAAGCCCTATTAAATAAATAACACCAATAAGAATCACTGCAACATCTAATAATCTCTCTTTAGTTATCATTGTACTCTAAACTCAATAACTGGCATAGTGTTGGTTCGTGTGCCGCCATCTCCGATAACAGTTGAAGGATTAACAGTTCCACTAACTTTAGATTGTTTAGTCATACCAAATAATGAACTGACATATAATTTACTTCCATCAGCATTCCAAGATATACCGGAAACCCAAGGTGTTGTTCCAGTATTACCACTTGGTCGCCAAGGGGATGTACCCTCATTACTATAGAAAGAAGTCAAATCAAAAGAGGTGACTACATTAACTAAAGACCCAATACTATAAGCATTTGTTAAATCTATTTCGTGAATATATCCAGTATGTTGAGAAATATACATTTTAGTTCCATCTGCATTAAAAATTAAGTCGGAGATTATATTAATGTTAAGTTCAATATTGGCCAGTAATGTGTCGCTCGAAGTAACTACATAGTTTGTTCCTGTTGCATACTCTTTAATTCTTGATTTGCCGTTGGCTTGGGCGTAACCGAAGTAATACTTAGAACCATCATTGTTCCAGCGAGCGTATCTAATTCCACCACCTGCGTATAGAGAACTACCATTAAGAGTTACTGTTAAACTACTACCACTTTGAGAAAGGGTTCCACTTCTTACTTCATTTGAATGAAAGTCAGCAATAATTATTTTTGTTTCAGTGCTATCCAAACCAAAACCATCACAACTGTTTATGTTTAAACCAGAAGCATTTTGTCTTACAACTGCTCCGTTTCCAGTAGAACTAATTGGTAACTTTGAAAAAAATACATCCCCACTATCAAAATCGTTTTTATTCCCTCTATTTGAAATATACATGTCTGTACCTATTACTTGCATACCAGTCATCCAAGCCGAAAGAGCCGCACCAGCGTTAAAGTTAATTCCCACTGCATTGTTTCCGGCAGTTTCATGTATGGCTTTAACAGAAGCCAAGTTGTATAAATTGGGATTAACAGTAACAGCATTAGCCTTCTGTTCAGCACAAGAACCAGCAACGACATTATACATAATCATACACCTAATGCAATCCAATTATTAGAGCCAATGCTAATACAAGTTACGGCATTGTAAGTTGCGACTGTTATATCACTACCTGCACCATTGATATTGTTACCGTTTCGGGCAACGGTAATATCCCCACCTGTTGTATTTAGTATGGTATAATGTTCTCCTGCTGTAGAAGTTGAAGGTAATGTTACACTACCGGAACATATATTGTACCTACCTGCATGTGTACCTTCGGATAGCGTACCACTCACTGATGTAACAGCCGGTAGCCTCGGAGAAACGAATGTTTGACCTGTTGCTACTGTTACACTGCCGGATAACGCTAAAGATGATTCTCCTTCAACTGCTGTAATTGCACCTGCGGCATCAACAGCATTGTTATTGTAGGTATCGTTATCTAAAATTAACCATCCCATATGTATTGCTCCAGTAACCGGAACAACAAGAGTATCTTCAATTGCTTGTAGTAAAACTGTTTGTCGTGGTTGTAATGACAATTGAGTTGTACTAACATATCTACTATCGCTACTTGGAAGACCACCTTCAAATAATTCTCCTGCATTAAAAGTATTAATTAACAAAGGAGCATTATCTATATTTTTTATTCTAAATACTCTACTAGCAAGACCACCAGCAGTAGGTAGCGTTATTGCACTTCCGACTCCGGTGGCATTAATGACGGTGTGCATATGGTCTGGACTTAAAGCAGCATCTCCAAATACACTTCTTGCTAAAGAACCACCAATTGATATAACTGTTCCATCTACTGTTATGTTTGTTTCAGCAGTTAATGTTCCATCTCCATCAGAAGTTAAAACTCTATTAGCACCATCACTGGCAATAATTTCTTCTATATCTAATGTAAGAGTAGTAGCATCAGTAACAGTCAAACCATCACTTACAGTAATACCGTCTGTTAAATCTAAATTTACAGTAGCATCTCCGGTAGTAGCACCGCCACTTAATCCTGTTCCAGCAACTACCGATGTAATATCTCCAACATTGGTTGTATAATTATAGCCTTCTATCTTTTCTTTAATTGCACCTGAAGACATTATATGGTCGTCTGCATCAGTAAATTCAGTACCAATGTCTATATCATTAAACGCATGTGTACCAAGAGTTATTGAACCCGCAGTAGTAAATCCACCGGCAGTTATTGTTCCAGTTGTAGTATCGTCCCCACTATTAATTAAAAACGCATCATCGACATTTAAAGTAATTGCTCCACTTGAGCCTCCACCGGATAAATTTGTTCCAGCAGTTATGCCAGTAATATCTCCTTGTGGTGCTAGGTCAGCAATAGATTGAGCAGTAACCGATTTAATTACATCATTAACCCCCACAGCGTTAGTATCTTGAATTAAAACTTTATCAGCACCTTCAACAGTAGCCGTTCCTATGCCGGAAATGAATAACCCCTCACTAGTCCCAGTAATTGCACTTGCTTCTGTATAGGTGGTACTGCCAGCATCATAACCAATACTCACTGAATTTTCGCTCTTAGCCGTAGTCAAATACTGAATAGACCTACCATCTACAGTTCCCCCCGTATCTAATTTAATTATAGCAACAGGAATATCGCCCGCAGTTAGTTGTGGCACTACATCAGTATCGGCCTTATCTCCTCTAATCGCCAATACATTTGTCGAATCACTAGTCACTACTAAGACGAAGTATGAGTTTCCGGAGGCAGGTTCATCGAAGGTAGAAGGAGTTCCTTGAGTGAAAGTAGCAGTAGCAATTTCTGGCATTAGTTTTCCATCTCTAATAACTTTACCCGCCCTCACTACAAATTGGGTATTTCCACTGGAGTTTGTCTGTACGATACTAAAGTTCTTAGTTGCGTCTGCTGTAGTTCCGTTTAGAATAGCATAACTGTTCTGCAACCCTACTGATAGTGCCTTAAGCAACCCACTGTGAGGGAAATCTACACCGTCAACTAATCCACTACCTGCGGGATTAGAATGGAATCTACTGTACTGTCCTATGTTTCTGCTGTCTGTCATATCACTCAACCTCTATGGTAATGTAAAAATCAATTTCTTCTCCGGAAGTAAATGGTCCTATTCCATCGAATGTAACTCTAGACAACATTTCTGTATATCCACTATTAAAAATCGCTATTTCTCTTATTGTATAGCCAGCAATGGATGAACCCAAAACCGTGAATTTAAAATCTACAATGTTACCATCACTAGTAGAGGAAGAGGCAGTTATGTCATAAATGGGTACATCTAAATTAGTTGCAGATGGGTCAGTAGAATTACCTCCTACCCCCACTCTAGCCTTTGTAAATGTACTTTTCAAATGCAAGGCAATGTTTTCTCTAACAGAATCTACTATCAAAATTCATCCTCCAGTATAGTTGTAAGAATATTTCCACCAGCCGATAGACCTAAATTTAAGTCGAAGCCTAGTGTCTGCTCAAAGCCAAGATTGAAAGAGTTTGCGCTTGCGTTAGCCCTCTTTTTGACGACTAACTTTCTTTCAGTGATGCCTATTTTTCCGAAGTAATCTCTTGAAGTACGGACATTGTTGAAAGCCTCACTCCTAGCATTTGCTTCTATCTTTTTATTATTTTTCAAGATTTCAGCAAATCTATCGGTTAGGCCCTTAGTGAATTTACCAAGTTCTAATTTGATAGTACCCATTTGAGTATGTTCCATTTCCAAAATGACATATTGGGAAGAAGCGATTCCTTCTTGTAATAGTTCAAGTTCTATAATATCCGAGGGTCTTATTTGTCCTAAACTTCTATGTCCTAGTTCTAAGGAAACCTTCTTGTTAGAACTGGAATGTAGCCTTAGTAGATTATACGCCCTACTATCTACTTCTTCTTGAGTGGACAAACTATCGTCATTGACTTCTAGAACCTTTCTTCCTCTCTTACTAATGCTACTACCGCTCTTTCTAATAGCAACCTTATCTTTAGAGTAGACCCTTACTTCATTGTAGAAGTCAAAGAGAACATCGGATTGGCTAAAGTTCACAATTTGTAATTCGTTTTTTGAATCTGTAATTTTTATCTTCGGTGAAAAGGTTGAATCTTTTTGGTCCTTAATTGAGAATTTGTCATTATCATAAATTAATTGTTTGTTCTTCTTTTCAATTAAGTAGTTGATTGCAGAGAATAAATCTACCCCCTTTAGATTAGGTGCTACGACTAGCGGATATTCGTCAGTATAACTAGTAGTGAATTCTATGTCGTTCTCTTCAAAGAGATTATTGATGAGAGTTTCTGTTTCTTCTCCAATAGTGACTCCAGTACCTATGACTGCTCTAACTGGCTTGCCTTTTAGATTCTTATTCGTGGTGATAGTAATGGTATCCGATAATGAAACTATACCCTTAGTCAATTTATGTTCCCCAAAAGTAATAGCAAGGCCTCTTCCTGTTGTGTCACTATCTCCTGTTCCTAGCCAATCTATTTCAGTTGAGGTTTTGAAGGCAGTATTACCATCGCTAACGCATAGTGTTGAAGGTATTTCTGCCTTCTTAGTTGTCATATCAGCGAATTGATATAGGGCCAATAGTGGACTTCTAGATACAACATGTTCCTTTGTACCACTGGCCACCTTTCCATCTAAGTCTACAGTACAATACATAGACAACACTCCTTCGTTATGACCCATATTTTCTAAAGTACTACTAGTAGCAAAATCTATTGTCTTGTCGGGAGAATTTTCTTGCTTTATCAAGTAGTCCTTTATTGTTCCATAGGTTTCCTCTTTATATGGCATCTTAGTATATTCCGAAGATAGAGTATTTATTTTAATTTTACTAGGAGTATATTGGTAAGTACAAGTTTCATTAGGTTGCATAACTCTATAGTATCCAGTAGGTAAGGCAACATCACTTAGCAATATATGTCTTTTAGTAGAACTACCACTGTCTATTTCATGCGTAACTACATAACCCATTGAAGAAGGAGATATGTCGTTTATTGCAGGTTGTTGTGTATCTAAGTCCATTGTATGTGTAATGGTAGTACCAGTCCCATATTCTATCCCCTTTTCTGATACCAAATAACATCCTGTTAAATCCTTGATATAATCTAAGTATGGATAGTCGCTAGAGTTTAATGTGTATTTATACAAGGTAGTTCCCGATGGGCCTCTTACAGAAGCACTACTAGGTAGTTTAATTCTAAGTTTGAATCCCATATAGACACCCTCTCCATCCGAAGTTATGTCTGATTCTACTTCGCTACCCGCCCCAGTACCGCCCCTCCTATCTCCGTTTGAATTTGTAAAGAAGTTTGGTCTTATAGTAAAACCATAATTCAACAAAGTTCCATTTGGATATTCTCTTAGATGTGCATTATTTACTGGCGGAGTTACTGTGCCAGATTCGGAAAGAATGGAGCCTCCCTCAATGTCAAATCTATCCAAAACTAAACCCATAAACCCATATCTTAGGAATTGAGAAGGAGCGAGAGCAGTGGCAGTAGTGTTTAAAAGAGAATTATAGTGTTTCAATAATAGACTAGAATGCCCCGTCACAGCAGAGTTGTCGATGAACGGAGCATTATTAGTAGAACTACCTTGAGTCATTGGTAGGATTAAATGACTATGGTGATTGCTACTAGCAGTGAGTCCGTTTAATGCGGCCCCCATCTCTGCCGTAGAAGTGTCGTTTAGGAATTTACCGCCATGAAGTATTGAAATCAAAGGGTGGATGCTAGAATCAAACTGAGATGCTCCTTTGCTATCACCATGTCCTCTAAATACGGCTTGGTGTTTAACTGCCTTGAACAAATTACCCGTAGCAATTCCTCCCGAACTAGTTGTCTTTATTATCTTTCTAGTAGAATCTCCATGATACAAATTCTTTAGCGTTATTATAGTGGTCGAAACACTAGAAACTTCTCCAATCATGTTTCCATCGCTATCACAAATAATATCATTAGCATTAAGGCCGCTAATTCCACTAGCAGAACTAACAATTATAGTATTGTCAGCATCATCAAAGTTAAAAGTCACTCCTAAGTCTGTAAATTCATAAAAGTGATAATTAAAGATTCTCATTGTTTTTGTTTTGTTTGGAAGGTGTTCTGGGTTTATTTGATTCATAGTTGAATCGAAAACTAACTCGGTTAATCTCACTAAACCAAAAGTAGTCATTTTAGTAATGTCTTCTACATCGTATTCTAGAATGGCCGCAGTATCATAATCACTGTCTAAGTATTTCTTTGCCTTTCCAGAACCCCCATACTTGGAGTGTTTATCGGAAGTAGTATCTTCTGTTGGTTTGTTCAACAAATATAGACTAAAGTTTTTCAAATCTCTATTAGAGTAGAACAAACTATCATCTCTCAATTTACTATACGGTAATAAATCCGAAGTCGCAAATAAGAAAAGTCTAGCGGCCTTGGGGTCTAACTGTTCTAGGAAATCTTTAATGAAGAAATTAGATTTAATTCTACCACCTAATGTAGAGTCGTGCGAAGTAAAAACCTTATCTCTAGAGTGACCTGCTTCATGTACCACATAATCCCAAAATAGTGAACCACTAGCGGGGAAGTATCCTCTTTCTTCAACTGGCAAATGTAAGTGAGAAGTTTCTCTAAATCTACTAGGTATTTTTTCTAAAGCGGTAGAACTTCTTCCTTGATTCATTTTGTAAGCCGAGGCATAGTATTGAACAGAACTACTACCGTCATAGTAATTAGCATCGGAAGCCCTACCGACCTCTTCTTTTTCTGCTGTGCTAGCATCAGTAGTGTGGTATTTGCTAGCAATAACTTGTGTTTTTCTATTGAAAATTCCTTTCTCAATGTGGTTTATTTTGTAAAGCGGAACCCCATATTTTTCAACATAGGTTTCAACTAAATCGTGAGATAGTGCTGTAGTTGGCCTAATGTAATTGTAGTAGGTTGGCTTCTGCATATCATCAGCACTATAGGCAACTCCGGCTTCTACTCCATACAGAGAATTCAACAGCGTCACCATCTTACCTCCATGCAAATGCTCTCCATTTACTAGGTACAAATTGTGAGTATTTTTTCCGGAATACTGATTATTTACAGCAGTTGTGAACCCTAATGTGGAAATAGTTTCTCCGGAACTGAAATTGTTCACCGGCCTATCCAAGAAAACCCTCCAAGTATCTACCCCGCTTGAAGTTGTATTATAGCATACTACTTGGGTACAATATCCTACAAATACAGAACTCAAATAAATAGGCAATCCTACATCTGCTACTGCTTTAATAGTAGAAGTACTAGATGGAGTAATGTCTAAGTACTTGTTAGCATCAACATCGAAACCACCATTGCCTCCTGTAGTAATGCCTATTGTGGTTAATGCCGTATCGTAAGTATCGTAATCGTTGTGGTCTACTCTTCCTAAAGTGACTGGAAGATAAGGGGCTAGTTCTATAGTGGTCTTTCCATCTACAGTAGAAGTATTCAAAACAGTAAAATCAATCAAAGTATTGACTGTTTCAAAGGTTTCATAATTTGTACCTCCATCGCTTAATTTGGCTTGGAATGCTTCTTCCTTGCCTATCGAAGTAGGGTGCTGTATGTGAAAACCAACGGCATTATTGTCAACGCCGGAAGTTCTAGTAGTAGTAGTCCCGCTCAATAAAGTTCCATCTAATTTTTCCCCACTGCTGAAAAGAAGTCCCTTGTCACTGTTTCCTCCTAGGCTAGTAGCAAAGGTTGGTAATTTGTTGTTTGAGGATAGGGCTTTATTTAAAATGTAATTTGTTTCCACTTCTTTCCATAGTTGTATTTCATTATGCGTAGAAGTAGGACTTGCTTCTGTTAATGGTAGATTCTTTAGAGTTATTGTTGTAATTCCAGAAAGAGGCGAGTTAGAAACTTGACTCGCTCCTTCTCCTATATATGCAACTACACCATTTGTATATTTTACAAATAATTTTTTATTTTCCAAAGTAGAAAAAGTGCCAGTCGCAGTAAAGGTTTTACTGTTAAAGTCTATTCCTCCATGTAAAACGGCCACCAGTTGTAATTTATTGTGTGGACTCATAGTTGAATAAATTACATCTTCGGAGAAATTAGAGTTACGATTTACTATTGGAGAAATTAGTTTTGAATAATTATCCCTACCGGAAATAGTCATGGTACTCATACCCATATTTTTGTCTATTTCTATTTGTTCTATTTCCCCGTTGAATCTTTCTACTTCAATGATATATTGTCCGGAGATATATTCCAAAGAAGTGTAGGTACTAGAGTATTTTTTTCCTATTGAATTAGTAAAGGACAAAGTTAGAAACTTTTGGTCTTTGTTTGAACCTGTCACGGTTGCTTCTAGTCCGGCATAGTTCTTATCCAAGAAAACTATTCTTAGTTGGCTTTCTCTACCTTCCACGAAAGGAAAGGTGGTAAGTAGATTGTTCTTAGATGAACTAAATGCCCTACGGTATAATCTATCCCCTGCACTCAATGTATAGGAAGATGCAGAAAAGGAACTTTCTGTATCTAATCTAGAACTAGAAGTGAAAGTAATGTCTTGTGTAAAGGCACTAGTATTGAAAGCATCAATTGTATCGACTCTTAATACTCTAGACCCTACCATAATTTCATCATCTTGTGATAACAAATTTGCTAAATCATATCCCTCTTCTGTAGTAAATGTGTACTCATTTCCTGCGACATTCGCTTTCACTGTCGCCTTTAGCGGAAACCATTCAAAGAACTCGCCCCTGTGTTGTTGCTGTCGAACTCTAAAAGCCTCAAACTCCCCTACCTTTGAGGACATGATTCGAGAGGTGTCTACAATTTTTGCCTCCGCATAACCCCCCCTGCCTCCATATGATTCTTTCAAATTGGTGCTAAGAACCATAGGGGCTTCGTTGGCTGTTTCGGGAGAATAACCGTAGTGAAGATACCGATAAGGCCCAACTAGATTGAGAGTCGATTTTACATTGTCGTCGTCACGCCTAGCATGGTAAAACGATTCATCGTAATCTGTGAAGTCGTTATTCACTAAAGCCAATCCTTCATTTGAAGTTTGTTTGGTACTAATATAACTACTAGTACTGGGGTCGTCTAATGTTTTTAGATTATCAACGAGAGTAGTTTTAATGTTAAATTTGCTGTAGTCCTTAACAGAAAAACCATAATCTTGAGAAGTGATAAATGTATTTGTTACGAATGAATTAATGGTATCACTACCCATTTGAGAAGAAGAGTATTTGACATAATATTTTTTATTGTGGTCTAGTTGATTCTTCTTATCTAGTCTAGAATTGTGAAAGTAAAATAGAGGCTTAGAACATAGTAGAGATTTATTCATCCTGTAAGTAGTGCTACCCGCAGTAATTTCAGTAGCAAGAACACCGCTACTCACCGCTACAATAGTAGTTTCACTTTCAGCATCTCCCCTGAATACCATGAATTTAGTATTCTTAGTAATAGAAGAACCAAGCCTTGGCTCAAATTCAAAACTATCTCCTGCTACATCGTCAGTAGTAAATTGCGTAATTCTAGCAAAGTGGTGTGTTAAACCGCTATCCGAGTTTATCAAGACATAGTGTTCATAGCCACTATCAGTAGAATTTAGACGAATGCCTTCTCCGGAAATGCTATCATAGCATTTTATTTTGTACCCCTCAGTATTTTCCAAATTAGAATATTGTGTACCAGCAGAATCCGAACCTTGTAATTGCTGAACAAAGGTGTCATTGTTAGAATCATCAGTAGAAATATAAGTGAACATTCTGTGAGTATCAGTACAAGTAAGCGTATCGTGAATAATAGGATTCGTAGGGCAATCGAAATTGACATTGTTACCTGCGTTTCCTAGAGTGGCTTCCACAGTAGGATTTATTGTAGTACCCTTACGCATTACATATACTGTCATTGGTCTATCTCCTCGAATCTAAAGTAAAGTACTGTGTCTGCAAATCTAGGAGTTAAATTATTGACATTGAATTTATTTCTAGCCCCTCTACTCATTGCGAATTCGTGAAACTCCCCCATGAATTGCTTATTGGTAGTTGCGCTATTTTGACCAGTAGCACCGCTACCATTAGCACCCAAAAATAAATCTTCTTTATCCATAGCAAATGTTCCACTTCCCAAATGAGTAGCACTTGCTACTTCACTATTATTAAAATAAATTGACATTACTTTACTGTCCGAATCATAGGTAGCGGCTATATGAAATAACCCATCAACATAAGATGGATTCATTGGTGATTTGATATAGAGGTCTGTTGAATTTAGTGCAGTAGATTGAGCAGTATCTAAAGTCACTGCAAAAGAATCTCCGGAAGAAGATGATGGAGTGGCGGCAACCTTTCCTATGGAAGTAAAACCGAATCCATTCTTTATGAATAGTTCTTGGTCTTCGTGTAGTATGTTGTTTGCAGTGGAAGTAAAGGTCAAAGTAGTTCCACTATTTCCACTTGATTTTGTTGTTTTAGCGTAGACATGACTGTATTTACCATTGGAGTCAAAAATACCTTTGGCATACGAGGCTTGTGTGTGACTACCAAGTGGCCAATTAATTCCACTAGAAGGCAAAATTAATGCAGAAGTTTCTAGGTTTTGGGTAGTAGTACCTAGTGTGACAGAAAATTTAATCTTGTATTCTGCTGGTTGGTTTTCATTATGCAAAGTAGTATTTATCAAAGAAAGTTGTGCCTTACTGCTGTGAAATATTCTCATCTCATGTGTATGCTTTGCTGTTTCAGCCAAATAGTAATGAGAAACATAATCTGTTTGTGTCACATCTTTGTCAATTGCTGGCATTACCTTTCCGGTGTCTGTTGATACATAATTTAAGGCTCCTACGCTATGCCTACCGTATCCGTTTAAGTCGTATGGAGTCACAGTAGCCTCGATAGTAAATGCGTCGTCTAAGGACCAAGGACCATACACTACATCGTCACTACTACCAATACTAGCATCTGCTCCTATCGCAATATTATCATAATAGTCTATTTTGACATGACCATTACACATTACAGGGAAGACTAAACTTCTTTGCTTTCCTGTTAATATTCGATACATAATTTCACCTCAAGAAAGAGCGTCGGCTAACTTGGTAGCAACCTTTCCACTTGGGAATACTTCTGCGATTTCAAACTGCATACTAAAACTCACATCAATAGTTTCCGAGTCTATTGTAGTTTCAAAACTTCTAATGAACCCTTTCATTCCCTCGGAAGTACTAGAAGTAGGAAAATTACTAACTACTCTACCAACAGTTCCGTAGTTGTCTAACTTACCACCTTCTCCTCTAGAAGCGTAATTAAATGGAATAGTAGTAGCCGTTCTAGCGTTGCCGTCTGCCCCTACCTTAGAATCATATAGAAATACTAGTTCGTTGATAGATTGGAATGTTTGTAATCCAGTAGAGTCTACGCTAGAATGAATCATTTGTGCTATTTCAATTGGAGTGTAAGTTCTAGGCCCTTCATCTTCTGTAGCCAGTCCATTCCATTTTTTATTGATAGCCTGTTCTGTAATGAAACCTTGCATACTCACACTCTTAGAAGCCATACCTAAGTCCAGTGCGGCAGTCACAGATTCTCCGGATAAAGCCCCCGATAAAGGGACTTCAATGGAAGGAATTGTCTTGTTAGTACTGATGCTAAGACTAATGACCTTCAAAGGAATGGTATTGATAGATAAGTCGTCACTTCTGTATGCTCCGAATTTCAAGAATACTACATGGTCTAATGCGCTCATATTATCATGCTCCTAAACTTCTAGAGGAAGTCGTTCTGTTGATTTCCTTGTTAATCATCTTACCAACCTTCTGTGCTATGATTCTTAATTCACTATCGGAAGACCCAACTCTACCGTTGATATTGACGGTAATGTTATTCCCCCCACTACTAACCATTTTTTTAGATTCTTGATTAGAATGCACTCGACTTCCTTTTGGTAGTCTTACTAATTCCGGCCCTCTTTCTCCAACTAAGGAGAGGCCGCTCTTAGTCACACCGCCGTTAGCGAATGGGTTTATTGCCGCCAATAATATTCCAATTGCTCCTACTATACCAGCCACGATTAGGTATGGAGCCGCCGCTACTAAAGCACCTAAAGCCCCCATGCTAAAGAGCATATATGCTATTCCAGCCGCTATAAGACCAATGACAACCATTACACTAGCGAAGAAGTTGTAAATTGCCTCGGCGTTTTCAGTTATCTTCTTCTCTATGTTTTCTAATACTGTTTGTACTAAAGCCATTAAAGGAGATAAAAGAATAATAAGTATTCCTCCAAAGACTTCTAACAGTCCTCCTACGGTCTTAAAGAATCCATTTAGTAAATCGTTAATATCACCATCGCCAAATATAGCAGAATATATTTCTCCTATTCCTTCCGCCATTTTACCTACACCACTACCTAGCATTGAAATTCCTTTTTTTACAAATTGTAAAATGTTTCTTCCCCATGCTTCAAAGAAACTAGCATTTACTCCTAACTTCTTCAAAGCCTTTACTATGAAAAATAGAACTACCAAAGCCGCTAAGACCACTACACCGAATTTAGCCATAACCAACAAAGCACTAGCAAAAAATAATGCTCCGCTTTTTATGAACCCGAAAATAGCCTTACCTTTAGCCGAAAGTTTTCCTTTGAAGGCATTCCACTTATCTCCTACTGTCTTAGCCACGCCTCTTTGTTTAATTCTTTCTGCAATTTTCATTCCGTCCTCAATTGCTTCTTTTATAGGGCCTTTTATTCTTTTCATTAAACTTTCTTTACCAGTCACTTGAGCAGAAAGATTTCCTGATTCTAAACCCTCAAACAAACCGGCAAAGGTAGGGGCTTCTTTCATTTTAAATATGGATTCAAGTTGGTCTTTGGATTTCCTAAAGGAACCTCCAACTCCATATAGAACACTAGCGATAAAACCCTCTTTATTCCCCCCTGCTAAGGGTTTGGCAATGAATGTATCAATACCGGATAACAAGGTATCCATACGATTTTTAAAGATGAAATAACCGGGGACTCCGTACATCAACTTGTGGATAATTCCGGCAGGACCGCTAGTTCTTCTTAAAAAACCCTTTTCCGCACTACCAATAAATCTAGTAAGTATTGTTTCTACTTTTTTAACATCTTTAGTAGTTTCTTTAGCAGATTCTCCCAAATTTTCCATTGCTTTGCTTTGTGCTTTCATGGCAGTACTAGATGCCCTTAGAATAGTAAGCATCTCTTTTTGAATTTTAACCAAGCCGCCCATGCTGTTAGCGACCTTTTCAAGATTCAATTCAGCCATACTATCACTTCACCTTATTCATTTCCTTGTTCATGGCTTCGGCTTTAAGTTCTTCTACATTTCTGTGTATATACAAAAAGTCCATCACCATACTTGCTGGCATTTGCATCACTTCTAAGGGGCTTATTGATAATGCGCTGGACAGTGTATAGGTGATTAAGAGAGATGCCATAGCAGGGTCTTTACTCCTACCATTAAGGGCATCTCTCACTCTTCGTTTTTTTCTGAATCCTCGCCTAGTGCTTCCATTGGGTTAGGTAGCACTTCTTTTAATTGTGAGCCGATATACGGCGTGAGTCTAATTAGTTCTAAAGTAGATAGACTTGGTTCTGTGCGAACAACAAACTTCTCTACTAGGTAGCGGTACATTCCATTTAGGTCAATGTCAAAACTTTGTGTCTTGGCATCAATGTTCATTAGAGAAGTCATAGCCTGTTCTACTTCTAGCCATGTAGGTTCTCTAATCCAAACCTTAAGGTATTCGTCGCTTTCCGGTGACACTCTTAATTCGTGACACTTCTCTTCTTGTAGTGCAAATAATACACTCTTATTTTTTACGGTATTTTTCTCCATAGTTTTCTCCACCTTCAAAACCAACAAACAAACAAACGGTGTTGGTGGAATATACTCATCCTTGTAAAATCCAATGTGTTATGACCTCACAAGTATGCAAACTTCTTGCTTGGATAGTGCCTTCAATAGTCACTGCCCCTTTGTCTTCCGGCATAGGCCAAGAGTTAGAAGTTAGGAAATAGTTGCTAAACTTGAGAGTAATCTTTTCTCCGTTGCTCTTTGTGAAAACTAATTCAACTTCGCTATCTGTAGTTTCGGAAGTATTGACTAGTTCATTATACATTGCATCATCAGTGACCATAGCACTGAAAGTCATTTCGTAAGTTCTTTGTGCTGGAATAGCATCCTTAACTCCTCGACTTCCAATTCCAATGAATCGCTTATCAGTAAGCGTATTATTCATGGCTAGGCTGAAACTAGTAATCTTCAAGAACGATTGTCCGAACATCTTAATTTGTCCATCGGAGAAGAAGAATGGTTCTCGGAAAGAATTAGTAGAATCATAGTTGATGAAAGAAGTTTCAGCAGTGACTCCCCTTCTAGCCTCGTAGGATTCAGTCTTCTCTAGGTTGTGAATTGAACGAACCATGCAGTTCATACTCATCTTGAGTTCTTCGTTTTCGTTAGCAGTAAGGTTGAGAGTATTGACTCGGTTTCCTCTAGCAATTCTAACGAAGTTTTCCGTTTCATCCTCGTTAGCCGTTTCAGTTCTGTAGGTATTACTAGATGAGAGTTTAGAAAAGGATTGTTCTAAAGAGAACGATGGTAGATTATCTCCATCTTCTTCTGTCATTGTGTAAGTGATTGGATTAGTGATAGAAGTAGCCGTTCCTGTAGGAGCAGTTAGTACATCTAAGTCAGTATGTTGGTCGTCTAAAGCAGAAACAGGAGGAGTAAGAATAGTACCAATAGAGCGATAGAATAGTGGAGCCTGTCTATGATTTCCTGTTGAACTTCTGTCGGGGTTTAGATAGAACTTATCCGCAGTATCAGCCGCAATATCACTCGCCGCATTATCAGTAGCATCCAAAGTAGCACTAACAGTAGCCTTACCAAAGAAATAGTAAAGCCAAGCACCGTGATTTGCCATGACTCCTAAATCAGTAGCCCCTGCGGTTTCAATTCCTTTGTATTGGTATGTGTAGTTTCTAGAACCACCAACCATAAGATTGACTTGCTTATTTTCTATTTCATTTTCGGGGAAAGTGAGTGAATCGACAACACCTAACCAATTGTCTGCCGCTAGACGCTTGACCGACGAAGTTGCTGGAGCAGGTAATGGTGCGCCATATCTCTTTAGTACGAAAAAGTCAGCAGAGGCACTAACTGTAGTAGTAATTGCTGGAGAAAATGTAAAACTGGTAGAAGTGTTCGAGATTATTCTATGGATTGAAGTAGGAGAAGTCACAACATCTCCAGCCCCAGTAGTAGTAAAGGCAATCACTGGATTAGTACCAGCAACAGTCAAAGTAAGGCTATCTGCTCCCGAAACACTAGAACCAGCATTGATAATAGTAGCATCTCCTAGTGAAACTACTCCACCATCAACATCACTTCCAATGCTTACAAAGTCCCCGCTATTATTTCCACCAGTGGCTACTGCCATAGTACCACTGCCAACATATCCACCAGTAGAGTTTGTAATAGTTAAGACCGCTCCGCTCCTAGAAACCGTAATTCCTCCAGCACCATTTAGTGCCGTTTGGACTGCAACAGCACATTGGATAGCAGTAGCAGAATTAGCAATACTTACTTCTACAAATTCATCAAATCCAGCATCACTAGCAACTGCATCACTAGCCGCATCGAATAAAATACCAAATGGCGAATCTCCCGCCGCACTTGCTCTTTGAATTGTAATAACTCCCGCACCATAATTTTGTCCGTCGCCATCTGCGGCGGCAAAGGTAAGTGCTGTAGAATGAGCAGAAGGAGATAAATGAACTTCTGCTCCAGTAGAAGACATACTTCCAAGGCCAGTGATTGCTCCATTTTCTATAATTGCTTGAGCCGCAGTGACTTGAGTTCCAGCAGTTGTGACAGTGGCACTTCCTAATGTACCACTAGCAGAAGAAGAGGCTGGATTAGCAGTACGGCCTCCATCGTAGTACTCTAAAGTACAACCTTGGTAGAGATTATTCACGAAAAGAAATTTACCTGCGCCAACATTTTCCGAATTTAGAGTGACCGTAGTTCCGCTATCAGTCACATTTCCACTGCTTCTAAATGTAAAATCAACTTCGGGGACAAATGTCACCGATGCACCGCTTCCTAAAAATATATTGTTGTTCGTCATAAAATCCCTCTCCCTTTTACAAACTTACTAGGGGATTGTCTGTGCGTATCTCTTTGCTGTTAATGTCACTTTATATCCAAAGAGTCGCTTCTTTCTGTCATTTGCTTCGCTTCGATTTCCAACTTCCAATAAACTAAAGCATGAACCATCGCTTGCAGTGTAACCCCGTCGTTTGCTCTCAAGTGCATGACGAAGTATCAAGTATAAAGACCTTAACCTATCTCTTCCGTAATTAGAATCTCTTGAACTGAACTTAATCGACTGTCCAGTTCTTGCTTTAGTTGGATTAGCCGATAGAACAATTTTAGTGCTATTAATGATGCTGTAGACGGTTGTACCATCTGGGATTCCCGTACCTGTGACTTCCATGCCTACAGCAATACCCGTAGTTGAAGTAAGAATCATGTTGCTACTACCAGTTGTATATGAACATCCCGAACCTGTGAGCGAAGTACCAACGGCTCTCTCATCGTGAATACAACGGAGGTGTAAAGTGAAAGTGTAAGTTTCATTGCGAACATCATAAAGAACCGTAGGGTATTCTATCGTGTTTCCATCTTCAAAAACTATGATAACATCTTTGCTAGAAAGGTCATACCTAGCACCCTGCCCCTTCTCTAAAGTCCTAACATCAATTAGGTTTGGCTTAGGTAATGCTACTGGAATAGTACCTGCTTGGTTTAAAGTAGTGGCAGAAGCAGACCAATTATTATCCAGTAAATCTAGAATTAGAGTGACTTCATCCATAGACCATTACCTCCATTATTGATTGAGAGATAGCCTTTTCTAAATCCTCTTCGATAAACCTAGCCAATTCTTCATCCGAAAAGGAAATGTCGATTCCTAGAATAGTAGAAACCCTCTCCATTTCTAATTGACGCTCTTTGTGTTTATCTATCAAAGAGTTTAGGGTTTCAGTAATCTTCAACATATCAATCCAACATATACACTAA